CCAAGACTGAAGGTGTACAAATAGCATATTTTACTGTAAATAGCAAGTACTTACATGGTAAGTCAATAGGTGGATACCGTAATGTCAGATGAAATTGATCTGAAGAATAGTGTGTTCAGGGTTGTGTTGAGGGACAGGTTAGAGACTGATCTGTTGGCATTTGTGTGTTACTTCCATAGGGAGATGGAGGGAGAGGACTTTATTGTTGGTGACCATCATCGGGTTATTGTTGATGAGCTGTTGGCTATGTATCAGGGTAGGCTTCCTGAGAATAAGCAGCACTTGATGATTAATATGCCTCCGCGGTATGGCAAGACTCAGTTAATGATTTACTTCGTTGCTTGGTTGTTTGCCAAACATCCCAAGCAGAAGGTTATGCACTTGAGTTGTAGTGATGCCTTGGTTATTGATAACAGCAAGAAGATATTGAAGTTGATGCGTAATGAGAAGTATCAGGCTTTATGGCCAACTGCTTTCGAGAGAGAGTTAGAGAATGACTGGATGCTGACAACTGGAGGGCAGTTCTATGCAGCAAGTACGGGAGGGCAGGTCATTGGTAAGGGTTGTGGCCTTACAACTACTGGCGAGTGGGGCGGCTTTATGTGGATTGACGATCCTCTTAAACCTGCTGATGCTAACTCCGAAACAGTTAGAGGCAATGTTAATGCTCTGTGTGGTTGGGCTGTAAGAACACGGAGGAATAGTCGTGAGACTCCTTGCGTAATGGTAATGCAAAGACTGCATGACCAGGATACCACTGGTTTTATTATGGGTGGTGAGACTGCCAAACAATGGCGCATGGTATCCATGAAGGCTCTTGATAATGGCAAGGCTCTCTGGCCATACAAGCATACTGTTGAGGAGCTGGAGATTGAACGCCTGAATGATAGGTGGTTATTTGCTGCTCAGTATCAACAAGACCCTGTACCTGAAGATGGCGAGTATTTCAGTGAGGCTGATGCTAGGTACTACTCAAAACTACCTGAAGGGCTGAATTACTACATCAGTTCGGATATTGCACTGTCTGAAGGCAAGGGTGACTTCACTGAACACGCTGTTTTGGGAGTTGATGCCAAGGATAATATCTATGTGGTGGATTGGTGGTCAGGTCAGGTTAATGATGTGGATGTTGTCGAATCACTGGTAGGATTGGTCAAGAAGTGGCGGCCTAAGTTTATCGTGAATGAAGCAGGGCCAACATGGAAAGCTATCGAGGGGTCGTTAAGCCGTGCGCTTCGTGATGCTCGTTGCTATGTTTCTATGGAAGTGGTGTCTGCTGTAGGCAAGAAGGATGAGAAGGCTCGTGCTATACAGGGTATGTGGCGGCATAACATGGTGTATATACCTACTAGATTACAGTGGTCTGATGAATTGCTTGGCCAAATGAAGCGGTTTCCTAAAGGCAAGTTCGATGACAAGGTTGATGCCATGGCTAACTTCGCGCGTATTACCAATAAGGTCGGAAAGAATAATCACGTCCGCAAAGGAACTGAAGAATCAGGCGATGAGAACGTGATGTATCTATCCGGCTCTCAGCGAGCTAATCGTGCTGGAGGATGGATGGGTATTTAATCTATATCCGTTGAATACGGGCAGTAAGTACCTTCAACCACTACCGTAAACGTCATGCCATTGTACTCGTATTCACACAGAGTCCTGTAATTACCTAGATACGCACTCCGTCCTGTGAAGTAGGCAGAACCATAGGCGTATGTAAGTGCTGACATACCTGTAAACATTACTGCGATAAGGAATGTTGCTATCTGCTTCATGCCATTGCTCCTGATTTAATCACTAACCAAGTCCATCCATCCTTAACTTCTACGGAAATACTTGGGCATCCTGTTAATCCAGCCCTGATTTCCTCAATCTTGCGGTTAGTCCAATCGAAATAAGACTGATTCTCAATCTCAGGCGCTATTCCTATTCTCAGCCTATCAATCATGGCAGTTCTCCTCTGGTCTGAAACAATACTCTCACAGTTTATTTTGACAGTCTATTGCGTTATGTACGTAGATGGGGTATAAAGCTATTTGCTAACCTGCTCACTGGAGGGCATCACATGGCATTCACACGAGTTACGGCTGTTGCAGTAAACAAGCCTGTCACATTTGTAAAGATCGCAGCAGTCGCTAACGTAACTGCCGTACCACGCAACAGCACTAGCTACAACTGTAACTACAAGCTGGATCAGTCTAGCGAAGTAGCTTACTTTGACGCTCCGGAAGATACTACTTTCACCACTTCAGACTACGTTACTCTGTCTGCTGATGGCAACAACGGCTTCATGACTGGCGCAAACTTCGATGCAAGCTACACTGCATAAGTAGGTGATTGATGGACGTTGAGTCCACTGCAAGCCAAGCAGTAAACACCTACTCTGCCGAAGATGAGCAGGCCGTTCTTTCAGAGATGAAGGAGCGGCTTGACAACTGCTGGTCGGATTGGGATAGGATTTACCGCAAGGGGCTAGAATGCTGCGACATGATTGCAGGCAATATCTTTCGCCCTGATGTTAAGGCGCAGAGAATTGCTGAAGGTCGTCCGGTTATCGAAGTCAACCAACTCACTCAATACACCGAAAGGGTATTGGGCGATATGCGTCAGAATCTACCTGCTATCAAGTTCAGGTCTACCACTCCGAATGTGGCAGGCAAGGCGATAGGGGAAAAGACTCTAGCTGAATATGAGATGACGGAAATCTATTCCTCAATTGTGAAGGGGATAGAGCAAAGGTCGAATGCGACACTTTGGTATGACCGCGCTTCAGTTCAGATGGTTCATGGCGGTGTTGGTTGGCTTCGTGTCTATCCTTGCTATAAGGATGACAGTAGTTTTGATCTTGATCTAAAAATATCCGGTGTAACAGACTTCACCAACGCTATCCTTGATATGACAGGTCTTGAGCCTGACTTCTCGGATGCTAGGTTTGGCTGGGTATTCGAGCAGATTCCGAGGAAAGAGTTTGAAGCTAGATGGCCTGATGCCTCTCCTGCTTCTATTAGTCAGCGTGAGTATGCGGGTCGCCTCTGGTACACCACTGAAATGATTACGGTGGCAGAGTATATCGAACGTGTAGCTGTTCCGATGACTTTGTACCGTTTGGCCGATGGTACTATTGCAGAAGTTGATGATTCTGATGATGCCAAGCCTCCTAAAGAGATGATTGTTCAAGAGCGCAAGTCAACCAGATACAAGGTTGTATGGCGCAAGGTTACTGAGTCAGACATTCTTGAGGGTGGCGTTGATGGAATTGAATTGCCATTCTCAGAAATCCCGCTTATCTGCATGGTTGGCCGTGAATCACTTTCCCATAGCGGTCGTAACTTTGAGTCTCTGATTGTTCATGCAATGGATGCACAGAGGGAAGCTGCTTATTGGCGTACGATGATGACTGAACAGGTCGCATTGCAGCCCAAGACTAAATGGACAGCGAGTGCTGCACAGGTTGAATCCAGGCGCGATGATTGGACAAACGCCAATACAGCTCCAACTGATGTACTTATCTATGACATTGATCCGCTTAACCCTACTGGCAGACCAGTAAGGGAACAGCCGACACAGATTGCAGCAGCAGAGATGCAGCAGTACATATCTTCAGTTCAGGACATGAAGGCGTGTATCGGATTATATGACTCAGCTATAGGAAACCTGTCAGGTGAAGTATCGGGTAAGGCAATTCTTGCGAGAGAAAGACAGACTGACATTGGCACTTACGTCTATGTTCACCACAGGAATGAGTCTGTTAAGCGCTTGGGCAGGCTTACTCTTGAAGGAATTAAAGCCATATTCACAGACACTCAGAAGATACGCTTGTTCCTTCCTGATGAAACTACAGACTTCGTTGAAATCAACCGCCCTGTTGCTGTTGAGGATGAAGGTGGAAAGCGAATTGAAATCGAGAACGACATCACTACAGGCGATTACGATACCTATGTTGACGCTGGCCCTGCTTATAACACACTGCGGATTGAAGCTGTCAACAGTCTTATGGAGATGGCTCAGACCAACCCACAAATAATGCAGATTGCTGGCGACATCATGGCGATTAACATGGATTGGCCTGGGGCTAGACAGTTCTCCGAAAGATTGAAGCGTTGGGTGGCCACAACAATGCCTGGCGTACTGTCTCCTATCGAGATGAATGAGATCAATGCTCAGTCACAAGGTATAGAGCCTCCTCCTCCGACTCCTGAAATGCAACTACAAGCGCAGATCACAGCCGATGAAGCAGCGAAAGAGCAAGCTAAAGCAGCAAGGGCAGGTGCAGAGGCAGAGAAAGCTGCACAACAGGCACAGCAAGCTCAAGCAGAAGTTGTTTCAGGTCAGGCAAGTGCAGACTTGGAGAATCAGGTAAGGCAGATGGTAGCTCAGGCTATAGCGGAATATATCAAGGAAACCAATTCAGGGGTTGCTTAATCTATTGACAATTACATTACAATAGGTACAATCCACATAGATCATAAAACCATCGTTGATGGGCTTATGTCAAAAGCGACCATGCGCTTCATGGGTATTACGGCGGTGAGCTAGTATGAGTGAAACAAAAGACGCAATAGATTTGATGGTTGAGGCCATGGATGCTGCTAATCCACCTGCTGATACTGATGGCGATGAAGGCCAGACTGTTGAAGTAGAGAAGGGTAAGGCAGAAGAACATTCAGATAGCGATGAAGGTGACTCCGGTAAGGATATTACCCAAAAGCTACAGGACAAAGCATACAAACTACGCGAGCAGAAGCGGCAGCTTAAAGAGCAGAACGCAATACTCGCAGCGGAATTGGCTGAACTCAGGGGCAAAGCGGAAAGGCCTGACATTCTTGATTATGAGAATGAGGAAGATTTCGACAAAGCCCTAAAGAAGCACGATGAACAGAGTAAGGGTGCTAAGACTGTTGATGTTGTATTAGAGAGAGCGAAAGCTGCAATCTATGAACAGCATGATGAATGGGATGACGCTCCTGAAGATTGGGCAGAAGTCGTTACGGATAATAAACTTCCGTATGACAGAGAGATGCTAGCAATGTTTGCTGATCTTGAGAACGGCGCAGAGGTTATGTATGCACTGGCTAAGGATGAGAAGGCGTTGGCAAGGATCGTAACCAAGATTTCACCTGTGAAGCGTGGGCTTGCATTGGATGAGTTTGCTAAGAGCTTATCGACTGCTAGCGTTTCTGATGAAAGTCAGAACGTAATGAATACAAACCGAACCCGTAAACCAGGCGTTTCAGTTATTAACCCTGTAGGTGGTGGATCAGGAAAGAAGGCTTCACTGGAGTCTTGGAGTATTGAAGATCACATGAACGCAGGACGTAATGTAAGCGCATTTTGACATTGGAGTAACACATCATGGCTAATCGTATTTTAACAGATGACATTATCGGCAAGCGCGGTCTTGCACAGATGATTAACAGCCTCGGAATAGTTCAGCGCGTAAACCGCGACTATCAGGCCGAGTTTAAGAAAGTAGGCGAGTCAGTACAGTATCGCTTGCCTGTTCGCGCACAGAACACTACTGGCATGAGCTTACAGCTTCAGCCATTGGTTGAACAAACTCGCTCTATCATCCTTCGTGGATGGGCGCAGCAAGCGTTTGATTTCAGCCAGCGTGACTATGCGTTAGATATTGCCGACCTTGACTCTCGCCACATCCTGCCTCGTGTTCGCACCATGGCAAACTACATGGACAAGAGCATTGTAGACAACTACTGGAAGATTGCTAACTGTGCAGGTAACGGTGGTACTCAGCCTGCTACTGCTGCCGTGTTCACGAATGCTCGTGCCAAGTTGAGAGCTATCGGTACGCCTGAAGATGATATGTACACACTGGGCTTGAACCCTACTACTGATGCAGCTATTCAGAACGGGATCATTACTCCAAGCACTTCAGCTATCTACAACCCTGAAATGGCTATGAAGTCATTTGTTAAAGGTCAACTGGCATATCCTGTTGCTGGCATGACTACTTTGACAACTGCCAATATGCCTAACCATACATTCGGTACTTTCTGGAATGGCTCAACCTTGGTTAAGGGCACAACATTTACCCATGACCCTGCTGCCAACACCACTACTATTACTATGGATGGTGGTGCTACTACTGGAACAGTTAAGAAGGGCGACTTGATTACAATTGCCGGTTCGGTTGCTGCTGCAGCATCAACTGTTAATTCAGTAAATCAGATGAACTATCAGGATACTGGATTCCGTCAGGATTTCACTGTTGTACAGGACGGAACTGCTTCTGGTGGCGAACTTGCTATTGTTGTATCGCCTTGCATGAACGATGGCACTTTGACGACTACTGATCCTAACACTGGCAACAGCGTTAGCCTGGCAGCTTATCAGAATGTAACAAGAGTACCTGTTGATAATGCAGTTGTTACTGCTCGCGGTACTGCTGGTCTGACTTACACTCAAGACTTGATTTTCCATAAGTCTTGCTTCAGCTTCGTACAGGTTGATGTTGAATCACCTTACGGTTTCGCTGGTGGTAAGCAGGCACATGGTGGCTTCTCTATGACTTGCAGTAAGGCAGGTGACATCCAGAACTATCGCAGCATTATGCGTTTCGATAGCTTGTTTGGCACTGACGTTACTTATCCAGAAATGGGTATGCGCGTACTTGGCGCGGCATTGTCCTAACGGTAACGGGGGGTGGTGATCCCATCCCCCTTATTATTTCTGGAGGTACATCATGGCTACTACTATTACAGCTAAACTTACGTTGACTGATTCTGGCTCACCGTACAGTGCTTCTACATCAACTCCTATCACATTGGCTTTTGATTACACAGAGATGTATCAACAGACGATTGAAGTTGCGGCTGCTGGCACTGGGACTATTGATCTTGCTTCTATGGTTCCGAAGTTCTTTTTCTTCCGCTTAACGACTGGTGCAGGTACTTATGTAATCAGTGATGCTGGCGTTGGCACAAGTGCTGGAAATCTTAGCTCTACAGGCGGTTGGGTCTGTCTTGGAACTGGCGCTTCTGCCGGAACAGGATTAGACAAGATTGTCTATACAGCTACAACTGATTCTGTATTGGAAGTTTTGGCATACGGTTAATAGGTGAATTGATATGGCTATGCCTGCTGCTACGGCTCAACAGATTTGCACGTTTGCACTTCGTAAGTTGGGGGTAGTAAACAGGCAGATGCCTGTTCAAGTGGACGATATGAAAGA